AGACGCTTTATCAGCCGTTTTCACAACTGCATCTGTTATATTAGTGATAGTATTACCTAGGTTTGAAGAACCAGTTTTAACTATCGCTCCCTCCGCAATATGAGAGGAAACATCAGGACTCTCACTATCCATCTGAAAAGAGAGACCAGACTTCTTTGTGCAATCTACGTGTTTCTTTTGTGAAATGTAAACCACTCGATGATTAATTTTCTGTTCAACATAGGCATCATCGGAAACCCATGTTTCAATAGCATTTAGTTTAAGCGGTGAATCGCAGCCAATGCAGAAGCTGGTAGCACCATTATATTTTCTTTTAATAGTTGTAGTTCTTTTCATGTTGGGTATATTGCTCGAATTATTCTGCCGAGCTACAGTTTTTCTTATTTTAACCTCTTTGCGGAGGGGGTATACCAGTTTATCGTCTTGGAGGACCATGACACGTCCTAAAACAAATATTCCGTGTTGAGCGTAGTCAACAACGAAACATCATAATCATCTGTTTTAGGCGTATATCCAACTCTACGCGCCGAATCAAAAATTTTAGGCACAAAAAAGGAATACGTAGAAGGACCGTGTAGAGACAATTCACAAATAGTGTTCTCTACATTATCACACATGATCTTAAAAGAATCATGCGTTTTTGTCCAATAAGGAATTTCTAAAACTACATCAATGTCCAAAGGAGCTACAAATTGATGCAATTCTGTTGAATAAATAAACTTTCTCTTAAGGAAAGTTACTTCATTCAATTTTCTAAAAGGTACAGTAGCAACACCTTTCATTTCTGTAGTATAAGTTAGACCTAACTGTTTCATTAACTGAGCTAATGTCAATTCGTTGAAAATAGTGTGTTTGTCAGGGTGAACAGCAAACACATTATCATCTCCTAAACCAATAACATAAACGTTGTCACTAAAATGCAACAAGGCTAATTTATCATTTTCATGTGCTAGAACATAACAATAGCGAAACGCTATTTGCACATATATAGTATTCACTATAGCTGTAAGAGCAAACCCACTAGGCATTGAAGAACCCCATCTATAACGAGTGGATCCATTTATGTGAGAAGAATTAACAACCTCAGCCCACAATACTGTCCTGATAAGCTGATTTTCAGAAGAATCACCAAACCAC